GACTATGCCAACTGGCGACGAACCCATTGATTTAGTAGCGCAATCAGGCGACGAGTATGGTAAATCACCAATTTCTTCAACTGCAACTGCGGTTGCAGCTGCAGCAGGGAAATTGAGCGATGTTCCAGTAATCGGACGATATGCGCGAGCTACTGAAGTGGCAGCGTCTGCGACTGCTACAGTTGCCAAGGCATTTGGATACTCCAGACCCAATGATATAGATACTATTCACAGTTTCAAACCAGTATACGTGGGTAACCTTGCAAATACCAATGTTCCAGATACTTGTCAAAAACTAGCTCTTGACGCAAAACAGGAAATCACTATTGATCCATTGGTCACAGGAGCTGACCAAGGTGATAAAGGTGGGATAACTGCTATAGCGAAAAAAGAAGCCTTTTTGACTAGTTTCGACTGGGATCCATCATTTGTACAAGATGCGACTATTGGACGCATTCGAGTCACGCCAATGCTATTCGGCGTGTCTGGATTGCGTATCTATCCAACGCCTGCATGTTGGGTCTCGTGCCCTTTCACATATTGGCGTGGATCCATGAAATTGCGTCTACAAGTGGTAGCCAGTTCATTTCACCGTGGACGATTATTAGTTCGTTGGGATCCAAATCGGAGTCCACGAAGTCCAGTCGAAACGAACATCAATTATCAATGGATTGTAGACATTGGTGAACAGCAAGACACAACTTTATCCATTGGATGGGGAGCACGAACTCCGTATCTTCAATGCGAGCCAATTATAGACGGTGGTAGTTCGTCCGCGAAGTTTGGGTTGAGTGTAACACCAGACCCACGATACGATAACGGATGTATAGCGATCACCGTTCTAAATGGTTTGACGGAAGTGCAGAATAGTGCCCCTGTGAAGATCTTGGTTTCAGTAGCTATGGATGATGATTTTGAGGTAGCTTGTCCCACCGATTCAACGTTGGCTACAGCGTCGTGTTGGGAGGCACAATCTTCGGATGATAACGGAGCGGTTGCTTCAGAAAAGACCGAAGAAGATACGAAAGTTGGTAGTATGCAAATGTCTCCGCAACTCCCGTTGGTGTATATGGGAGAGAAGGTCACATCTATCTACCAGCTAATGAAACGCTACACATACTTAGGTTCATCTTCAAGCGGTGTTAACGGTAACGGAGCGAATGTCTTTTTTAAATTGATCAACTCCGATTTTCCGTGTTACCGCGGCTACGACCCAAATGGTAAACATTCCACAGGGACAGCAGTCAATTATAATTTCGTTCACATGACACCAATAAACTGGTTCACACCAGGTTATGCCGCTCGACGCGGATCAATGAAACGAAAATACATGAATGGCAATACGCTGATATCGTCTGCTCCTGACACAAAGTCATATTTGAAGATAGAGCGGCAACCCCATGTGGATGGCCAATTTCCGCAACCAACGGGTTTAGTCTGGAATCCCAGTAATTCTTTATCTACCAATGCGCAGATAGGCATAACACAAAGGTCAAGTGGATGGACGGGAG